CCATGTGCTTGTAGAGTAGTCTGCATATCCACCTTTAGATGTTTTTGCAATCTTGAAATCCAAACCACGAACGTAGTCTGTTGGCAATTCTTCAATCTCACTATCCATTAGTGCATTCTTAACAATGTTAAAAATTTGGCTACCAATAATGAATCGACGAATTGGATTTTCTGGTGTATTATCTTCTTGAAGTTTGCTATCAACAACAAACCCTTGGAACAAGTAAGACTTCTTCTTCCAGTACTTACGACCCATATCTTCCAAAGACTTGTCTTTGAACCATGGACGAACTTCTGTCAAGATTGGGCAAGTTTCGCCCCACATTTCCATGCAAGGAACTTGTACTTGTACAGGTTTGCTGTTTGTTTCACCTTTAACACCGGCGAATGGCAATTTGATCATTGCACGTTCAATCCAGAAAAAAGTGTTGTTTGGGTCTGCATCTGGAAGGAAACGAACTGTAGTAGTTGTGCCTTCTGAGGCGTTCCAGTGAGGGTAAATTGCGTTGTCGCCTCCGGTTGAACCGGAATTGTTTTGTGCGCTCTGTTGAAGTTTTGCGCGGATTTCTGCTAAAGTGGCCATAATATTCTCCTTAATGTTTTATGCCTTTGTTTTGCCATTTCTTTAAAGCCAACTGACTAAAAAGAAAAACTGTGCATAGAGTTAACTATACACAGTTTTATTTATCATCGCAAGAGTTAACTTGCTACTTTTAGATTTTATTTTGCCAAACCAGATAATTTCAAAATGTCTGCCATTTCTGGAACAATTTCTTTTGGGTTGCCTGTCCTATCCATTACATCGCCATGACCTAGATCTAAACGTGCCTTATGGTTTTCAATTCTGCGCTCAAGTTCTTGCATTTTTGCTGTATCGTGGTTAGCTTCTGCTTGTTTGTAAAATTGTGTTAGTTTTTGTAGCTGTGGGCTTGCTTCATATGCCTGGTTAGCTAGGTGATTGTTAACACCCCATAGAGATGCTATCAATGCGGCACCACCTAAAATTTTAGTACCTAAGCCTTCATCAGTTGTAGTTTCCATGCCTTCAACTTTTGCCTTGATATTGCCAACTAGTTCTTTCAAACGAGCTAGGCCGTCGCCGTCGTCAACTTTGTTTATCTGACCGTGACGTTGTTGCCACTCGTTGGTTAATTTTTCAATCAATGCTTCTGCCATTTGATATGCTTGTTCGCCTGCCTTTGGACCGTATTGTTCTTCTACTGATTTCTTAACATCCATTGCGATGTTTTCGCCACCGCGGAATGGACCAACTTCTGGATTGTCACGATTGTAAAAACTTTTTACTTTTTCTGCAATCATTTTGATCATGCCTTGCTTAGAACCTTTAGTTTTTTCCACTGTTTCAGCAGTTGGTTGTTCTGGTGCAGGTTCAGCAGGAGCCTGTGTATCGCTCATGCCCAATGCTACTAATAGCTCTGGGTAATTTTCTTTAGCCCATACTTTGAATACTTCGACAGGAGGAACTTGGATTTCTTCATCTCTCTCTTTTTCATCCTGCAATGCATCTTTTAAATCTTCGTCGTCGATTCCGTATTGACTAAAAAAGTTGTAGGCTGTTTCAAAATCTAATTCAGGACCATTTTGTCCTTGTGGTAATTCTGATAAACCTTGTTTAAGTTCGCCAATTTGTTCGTCAGTTAATTTGCCTTGCTCTACTGCTTCTGCCCACTCAGTAAATGCATCAAATGCATTTTCTTTAACATGATCATCGCAGACACAGGGATCTTCTTTACATTCTGGGCATACATCGCTTTCTTCTTTGACAAAATCCTCAAGGTCAACTTTGTTAGTTTCACTCATGATTCTGTGCAGTAAAGGAAAATATCCTGCTAATTCTTCTTGGAAAGAACTTTGTGTAAACTTGCTCTTGTATTCTTCCATAGTAACTGCATCAAGCTCCATGATGTCGTTATCCATGTGTTCTTGTTCATTAAACTCTGCTACCCACGATTCGTAGTGGTGTTTTTTGCCTAGTGCGTCTATCTTTGCTTTGAGCTCGGTCAATCGGCCTACGGCCCTCTCAGTGATGCCCATTGCGTCATCGTGTAAACTTGTTCGTTGTATTTTACGTTGGAATTCTCCTAGTTGAGCAATTTCTTCGCTCATACGGATAATTGCCTTGCCTGCTGGGTCATGTGGAATACCACCGTGATCTACGTGTTGTGCCATGGCAAATGCGCCTGCTGGATGAATGAACGGATATTTAAAACGCTCGCCATCTCTATTTTGAATAAAAATTGCCTTGATGTTTTTACGTTGGCTACGAGCACCTGGATACATTTCATCAACTGCTCTTGCATGACGTACAATAACTTCGGTAGTGCCTTTGATAGCACGGCTAGTTTTTTTGGTACTTTTTTGGTTCCAACGTGATTCATTCATGTTATTCATTTCTGGTTCTTCCTTAGGGCCTTGTGTCGCGGCCAAATGTTGAAAATCATTTTTGTCTAAATTTGTTTTAGCGATATCGCGTGTATCAAACCGTAGTAGTCTACGCATGGCAAAAAATCGCATTTCTTTTAAGAAATTGTACCAATCTTTTTTAGCAGGATCATCTTGATTTTCAGTAATACCTTGGCTGTAATAAACTTTCAAACTGCCTAGATCGTTTAAGCTGATACTCACACGACCTAGATTGTTGCCTTCTACAACAAAGTCAAAATCAAAAAATCTTGCCTGCATAGGATCGATTGTAACTGCACCGGTTTCATCGCCCATCTCTAAATTAGAGAAGCGACTGCGGACTTTGTCAAAAACATCTTGGCTGATTATTTGGATAGCTTTCATATTGTTATTTATGCGAAAACTTGCTTGATTAATAGGTACTTACATATACAGGCATGGGCATTACCCATTCATCTTCGGCTTCTTCTCTAAGTTTATCGTAGATAGCTGGATCCCATTCTTGTAATAATATTGCCATGCGTAGGGCCAATAACACACTACTGACCAAGTCGTCATGACTGCCTGTTTTACCTGCAAAACTTATGCCCTTAGCCACGAATGTCTTAAGTTCTGAAATCAATGATTTAGAATGCAGTTTCATTCTATTGCTTTCAATAAGATGTTTTAATTTAGCACAGATAGAAATTTTGCTTGTATGTGTTGTATTAAATCCTTTGCGGAATCTACGCACATGCCCTTTCTTAATTGGTTCACTTAAGAACAATCCCGGAATACTTTCTTCACCAATTTCACTAATTGACACCAATGCGGCTTCGCCTACTGTATTATTTTCTACACTGTAATAAAGGCTAGGTGACGAACCTTTTTCTGCACACTCGTTTTGAATATACTGACAAATATCTCTTAATATTCTAACCTGTCCCTGAATCGGAGTAGTGTTATGGTGCCATTCGGCTATTTGTTCAAAGCTGGGTAATTCTAAAACCTGTATAGCGGCTGGATCGCCGCCGGTACCTAAACTAGGGTCTAGGGCTACGATATAGGTGTTTTTAGGATTAATTTTTTTATACCAGCGGCATTGTCCCATTTTCATTATAGGTTCTTTGCCTTCAAGATCAGATAGTTTGATACTGCTGATTAATGTTTCGTCAAAAACTAAGAATTCACATTCGTGCTCACGACGGAATCGTTCTTCGCCTACACGTGATCTTTCTTCATTGGCCCATACTTCATCACGGTCGGGATGTTGATTCCACACGGCCATGTATGGATAAAAACCGTTTTTACCTAACTTTGTGCTGTTGCCATACTCGTCAGTTCTTTTGTTGGCCTCTTTCCAGATTAAAGAAAATTGGTCTTCGTCACTGTTAGGTGTTGAAGTAATAATTGCCTTACCACCAGTTGCTAGTGTAGGCGAAATAGAAGTCCAAAACTCTGTGGCAATGTTAGGTTCTACGTAGGCAAACTCGTCGCAGTATAGTAGTGATACAGACATACCACGACCTGTTGTTTCAGTTGTTGTCTGTGCAACAATACGCGATCCGTTGTCAAATTCAATTGACTGTTTATTATAACTGGTAACACCTGCACGTATCCAATCGGGGCAAGTTTCATATGCATAACGTAGACGTTGCATAATTTCCTGTGCACCTGTATATTTGTGCGCCGAGATTAGAATTGTGCTATCAGGGACAAACATGCCATACCATAGCAAATAGCCTACGGCCGTTGTGGTCTTTCCCATCTGGCGCCCAAGCATATTTACGCTGAATCTGTTGTCATTGTAACTCTGTAATAATTCTCTTTGATATTCAAACGCTTGATATTGCATTTTACCCTTAGTAGGATGCTGAATAAAGAAATAATTTTCAAGGAAAAATGAAGCTCCTGTCTGCGGATCTTGACATTTTAAAAGATTTTCAATGTCCTGCTCAGTAAACCGTTGTTGTGTATGAGCAGTCTTGATTAACTTGGCATCGATAGTTTTTGTTACCATAACTGTATTTACTGAAAAAAATAGCCTCCGAAGAGGCTATATGGATTAATCTTAGATTAATTATTATCTGTCATGATATCGTCTTCGTCGCTTTTTGTAAGTTTGACTTTACCCTGTAATTCTGGTTTATTTTTAAGGATAGCTAGGGCGTAGTTATTAGCGCCTCTTCTCCAATCAAAGACTTTAATTTCGCCTCTGCTTCTAAGAATTCTTCCGTCAATCTTTATGTACCATGGGCCGCGATCTCGTTCAATTTCTTGTTGACGCATGTTGCGCATAAAATTAGGATCATCTTCGTGTCCTAGTTCATGCTGTAGTTCGGCACGTTTAAATGCACGTTTTTCATAATCCATTTGATCTTGCTCACGACGCTCTTGATCCATTGGATTATAATATGAGCTTCTGCGGCCGTAAACTTCACTTACCTTTTTTTTTGAATCAGACTCTGCTACAAAATTTTTGTATTCAGCCATCAACTGATCTTCCATTGTGGCTTTGGGCATTGTACCATCCATGCGGTCGCCTTGACCTGGTTGATTTTCATGATGTGCAAATTCTTCAGCATCAAACTCTGGAACATCGCGAGGATCGTTAGGACTGTTATCGTATTGACCTTCGTCGGTTTCTTCTTCGTCGCTGTCAGGATTCATACGGTCGATAACACTACGCATAACATCAACATCACTATCTCCGTGTGCCGGGCCTACTGGTTCAGCAGTCAACGCCATTGGTTCTTGTGCAATACCTAAATGGCTTGGTTCTACTTGATGCATACCTGCTAGTTGCATGATATCTTTTAACATGCCTGTTAGCTCTGGTCCGCTAGCCGCCGTCATGTTAATGGTAGCAGGAGTGCTAGGACGATCCATGCCCATGCTTCCCATCATACCGCATTCTGCTAGGTCAGTACTTTCTTTGACAATATTTGGATTACCTGCATCTAGCTCGGCTAGGCGTTTTAGTACGTCAATCATTTGCATAATTATTTCCTTAGGTCTTGTGCCTGAAACTTAAGAAGACTCTCTTGAGTTTCTTCTTTGTCAGTGTTAAATTTAGCGGCACCTTCTGTAGGAATTTCTTCTCCGCGGGCCTTGCGTTGTAATTTCAAAATAGAATTTAACTCTTTAACAAATCCTGTGTTGTATTTGTCACCATAATAATCTTCAAATTTGGCATTAGGAGATTCTTTGTAATCAGGATCGTCTAACAATGCACCCTTGATAGGTTCTTTAGGAGTTTGATATTCTTCAGTAGGTTCGCCTGGTGCGCGGACTACTAGATGTTTTTTGCTAATACCTAATTCAGTGCTTAGGTATTCTGTTAATTCGTTTTGTGTAGTTGGATAATCTAATGTAACTTCATAGATGCTAACTTCACAGTTTTTAACTTGAGGAAAGTCAAGTGGTAGAGATTGGATAGGAGTTTTTCCGGCTTTCTTAAAACCGCTAACTGCATATTTTTCCAGTAATGATTTTAAAGCAGTTTCTTGAGTGGTTGGGAATTCTCCAGCAACTTTAACTCTGAAGTCGTACTTTTTTACAGATTCTGAAAGGTATTCTTTAAAAGTTTTCATAGTATTATTTATTCAAATTCTTAAGTTTTTCAAGGATGCTGTTTCGATCTGTGAGTATGTACCCTTCCCCTTCAACAGTATTACCCTCGCCGGTTCCGTGTTTCTTATCAATGGATAATTTTTTTAACTGCAAATCAACCATTTTAAGTTTTTTGTCAATCTTTGCACTTTTTGCTGTAATGGCCGCATTCATCATGTTGGCCGCTACTTCAAACATACGAGCACCGTACCTAGGATCTACATTCATACCTAGATCCATTAAATCGTCGTAGGCCTGTTCTGCTTTAACTGCTAATGCATCTAATTCTGCATCACTTACATCGCCCAGGCCTTTAACTCTTGGCAGGGCCGCCGCAATCTTGTCAAATTCTTCTAGTTTTTCTTCTAGTGTAAATGTAGGAACAGGTGGTGCAGTAGAAGCTTCGACTAAAGGTTCTGTGCTTGGTTCAATATTTAGAAGTTCTTCTAATTTTTTTGTCATGGTGTACTATTTAACCGGTTATTTGGATCCTTGATAGATATCTTTCTCACTGATCACACGAAATTTAATACCTTGATTTTTACACCAGACTCCTGCGGCCTGCCATTTGGCCATGTTCTTAACGTACTGGGCTTGATTGTAGGGATTCTTCCCAACTTTTTCTGCCAGCATTTGATTCATGGGTTTTATTTCAATCATCTCTACATGTTTTTTCATATTTTTATCTACGTAGGTGATTACAAAATCTGGAATATAAACTGTACCTTTACCAGTTAACGGATCTCTATAAGGTATTCTTACTGGCTCACTGGCCCATTGTTCGACACTAGGGTTATTATCACAAAAACTCATAAAGGTAAACTCCCAGCTACTACGATATGTAGGATCTTTACTGCCTACATATTTTTCTGGGTTTTTTATCTTGTATATACCCTGACTAAATTTCATAGTGCTATATTTCTACTTACTTCTTCATTAGCTATAAATTGAGGTGAGTAGCCTAAAAAACTAGTCTTGTATCGATTGTAGTTGATAATTTCAGATACTACAGCATTAATTTCTACATCAGTTAATCCGCCTAGAGTATCTAAAATTTTTAAAGGATTAAAATTATCTCGTTTGGCTTGTTTTATCATAACCACAGATACTGATTCTGCTGATATTTGATCAAATCCGCGGCTAGTAAAAAATGACCGCATAGCATCAAGTGTGCCGGCATCTAATTCTAGAGGAGCTAAAAAATAACTGTCATAGGCCTGAACAGAACTATAATCACTATTGGTGTTTTTTTTAGGTGGCAAATTTGTATATAATGGATTCATTTATTTTTTAGTTGTTAAATTAGATTGTTGAGCTATGATATATCCCTCAGGACTCTTAGGTAAAACAATTCCTACACTTTCTGCCGCGTTGGTAAAATTTGGGTTATTAGCTCTTGCAGGTTGTAAGGCACCGCCGACAATTCCTCCTATAACCCCTGCACCTAAAGTGGCCAGTTCATTTAAAGCCTTGCCTTTAGACACCTTACCTATATTATCGACTAACTGTTTAGTCTTTAATGCAACACCTAGTAGGTCCGCAGGACTTGATGCAGTGGCTAATAGCCCATCCTCACCAAAAATACTATCAGCGCCATCAATGATACCACCCGCACCAAAAATATTACCACTAGCTCCAACACCTAGCGGACTAGGAGATATATCATAATAGACTGGAGCAAAGCCAACAGGGCTACGGCCTTTAATAATTTTACCTTTTCTATAGACTACAGATTCATAAGCTACAGTCATTTTATTAACCATAGTTCTACCAGCTTCGTCTTGATTTACACTATCATGAGTCCAATCAACAATCATCGGATTAATTAAAGATATTTTTGTAAAATCTGCAACACCATGACCTTTATGCATTAAGAAAACATCAATGCTATCAAAGAATGGAATCTTTTGAAAATTATCTAACCCGTATGCATAGGATTTGTCTGAATACTTAGTGTCGCCATATTCGACAAATTTTTCTTTATTTTTTATTTCACCATAGACGCTGTCCATATAATAGTATTGATAATAATTTTTCCAAAGATCAGTAGTTATATCGCTATTATCGTCATGAAACTCTATTTGTACATTTCCGTAGGTTAATTTTGTTTGTACTACTGTTCTTCTGTTGTACTGATTTAATGTTTCAGTACCGATGGTAAATTTAGGAAGGTCTACTCTCTTTACTAATAACCCTACATCGTTCTTTCTTTTTGCTTCCCAGGTCTTGTCGATGATTACACCTTGATTAATATTAAAATTTACAAAATAAAGAAAATTAACCTTAGGGGCACGAGAATAATTGTTTTGTACATATAACCGGTTAGCATGCTGGTAGTCTTTCATGCTGGCATCACTGCCTCCGAACAGCCCAGATCCTATGCCAGATAAAAAATTAGTGAAAGCGTTACTCATAATGATATTTATGCCAATAAAAAAGCCCGGTTTTTAAGCCAGGCCTTTTTATAGTCAGTGGGTTAATTATCCACCGATAGCTAATGAACGTACAGTACGTCCAACAGCCGCTCCGAGTCCAGTAGGATTACCAGATGTGTCTACTTGTAGAGCATTGTCATAAGTGATGGACAATGAAATATCCATTGGATCATTATTGGTGTAGTCGCCACCTTGATATGTAGCTTGTTTAATAAAACAACCGTGATATTCGAATGCTTCTAATACATTAGGTTCGTAAGCACCGTTACCACCATCTAAAATTTCAACACGCATTAAGAATTTGTAATCGATACCAGATGCCGCACCGCTTTGTTCAAAGAAGTCAAACTGTTTCTGCATCTGTTCGCCAACCTTCTTGCTAACAGCGTTGGTTACATCATCGCGTAGGGTCAATGTAGCATCGGCAAAACTGTGACGTCCTGCCAACTTTACAGTACTGTTATAAACTGCTAGTTTGATTTCTTCAAAACTAACAACAGGGCGAGTAACGTTCATTACTTGTTTTGTTAATTCTGTTGACGGTGTACCTGCAACACCAAAACCGTCTAAGGTAACGCGGAAACGATATCTTAGTTTTGGCATCAACAAACCTTGCGTATTAGAGCTTTGGTCTGTGTTCAGCGGTACTGTAAATCTATTTAAACTTGAAATTGGCATTTAAATGCTCCTTCTTTAATTT